GCGTGCGTATGAAATGCTCAACCCCAGAAAATCACCACACATCGTAAAAGCCCTCAAAGCGCGACGCGCGGAACTTGCTGAAAAGTACGAGGTCAGCTACGCAAGGCATATACGCGACCTGCAGCACATCCGCGATGAAGCTATAGCTGCGGGCGCATACTCTGCTGCGGTTCAAGCGGAGAAGGCTCGTGGCCTAGCGCAGGGCGATATTTACGTCAGTAAGTCTGAGGTTCGCCATGGATCTATTGATCAGATGAGCAAAGCCGAGGTCAAAAAAGCTTTGGATGAGCTAAAACGCCAACTTGGCGAGAAGGTGATAGATGTCGAACCAGACAGAGTCGAGCTTTTGGAAGCAAGTCAAGACGGGGCTATCCAACACTGATGTAGTTTGCACGCGGATTGAGAACAGCAGCACGCCCGGCGTACCGGATCTATTGTTGCTCGACCGTCAGAAGAACTTTCACTTGTTGGAGCTAAAGGTCGCGAAAGGTAACAAGGTGCTGCTTAGTCCGCATCAGGTGTCTTTTGCTACGCGGCACAGGGGCGCTAACTCGTGGATCGCGGTCAAAAAGGATGACACCGTGTACTTGTACCGGTCGGATCAAGCGATAGAAGTTTTTGAAGACGGCCTGCGGACCGTGGCCCACGGCTCGTTTACCAAGCCTATTAACTGGGCAGAGTTACTTATCACCATAGAAAATTATAGGGTCCCCCTTGAACCTTGATACTCAGACTGATGCAGACGTACAGAAACTTCGCTTAGAGCTTCGTTTAAAGCAATTGGAGAAGGTAGAAACTTGTCAGAATGAATTTTTACCATTTGTACGCTCTATGTGGCCGGAGTTCATTGCGGGTCGGCACCACCATTTGATCGCGGAGAAGATGGAGCAGATCGCCTCTGGGAAGTTGAAACGATTGATTATCAACATGCCGCCGCGTCATACGAAAAGTGAGTTTGCTTCTTATTTGTTTCCGGCGTGGATGATAGGTCGTAATCCGTCGATGAAGATCATTCAGGCCACGCACACCACCGAACTAGCGGTAAACTTCGGTCGTAAGGTAAAAAATCTGCTGGAAACGGACGAGTACAAGGAAATTTTTGACGATACGAAGCTGTCTGCGGACAGTAAGGCGTCTGGCCGGTGGGACACAAAGTCGGGTGGTATGTACTACGCGGTGGGCGTGGGGTCGAACTTGGCGGGACGTGGTGGTGATTTGATCATTATTGACGATCCGCACTCGGAGCAGACGGCCATGTCGGCGAGTGGGTTTGAGAATGCATGGGAGTGGTACACGGCGGGTCCCCGACAACGTCTCCAGCCGGGCGGTGCTATTGTTTTGGTGCAGACTCGGTGGTCAGAAAAGGACATGACGGGGAATTTGGTGCGTCAAATGACTAAAGACCCCCATGCGGACCAGTGGGAAGTGTTGGAATTACCTGCAATTTTTGAGTCGGGGGACCCCTGTTGGCCGGAATTTTGGAAAAAAGAAGAATTAGAGTCGGTTAAGGCGTCAATCCCGTCGTATCAGTGGAATGCGCAGTACCAGCAGAACCCGACTTCTGAGACCTTGGCTATTTTGAAGCGCGAGTGGTGGAATGTTTGGGAAAAAGACCACATTCCGAACCTTCATTACGTGATTCAAAGCTACGATACGGCGTTTAGTAAGCGAGAAACGGCTGACTACAGTGCGATTACGACGTGGGGAGTGTTTTACCCCGAAGAAATTGGTGGTCCGGCTCATTTAATACTGCTTGATGCGAAAAAAGGGCGGTGGGATTTCCCAGAATTGAAGGAAGTTGCGTTAGATCAGTACAAATACTGGGAACCAGAGACGGTTATTGTGGAAGCGAAGGCGTCAGGGACCCCTCTGACTCAGGAATTGCGTCAATTGGGCATTCCGGTGGTAAATTTCACGCCCAGCCGTGGAAATGACAAGCTTTCTAGGGTACACAGTATATCTCCGTTGTTTGAAGCTGGTATGATTTGGGCACCGGACGAGTCATGGGCGCAAGAAGTGGTGGAAGAATGCGCTGCTTTTCCTAACGGGACTCACGATGACTTGGTGGACAGCACCACACAGGCGCTGATGCGCTATCGGCAGGGTAACTTTGTTCAGTTGCCCAGTGATGATTGGGAAGATGACGAGGGATCTATGAATATAAGGGCGGGCGCATACTATGGTTAATCCAATCATTCCGGTGGCGACGTTGATTGCTAGATTGAACGCGGCTCGTAGTAAAGCTTCAAAGTTAAACAAAGAGCTTGTTACTGAGTCGATGAAGCCTCGCACGCGTAAAATGAAAGAGAAAGAATTTAGGGAAACGCTCGAAAGAGCGAAAGATCTAGAAAAACAAATCCCACCGGACACGCCCGGATTTGCTATGGGAGGCGGCGTTATGCAACGACGTACTCCGGTAACTAGTGGCCTCACCAACCTGCTTAGTAAATACAACACTTCGGGACCCTTGGCCGGTGCCGGAAATGTTCCACGTGGAACAATGCCTGTTCAGATGAACCAAGGCGGTCGGCCAGATTACATGCAATATGATCGTGGCGACTATGCTCGATCTTCAAATACGCCCGGCATGGGTCCTGCGATGATGAATCCGGGTTTTAGTCTAATAAGCCCGGAAGCTATCCGTGCTGCTATAGCAGCTTCGCAATCAACTCCAGCGGAACCTCCTGCGCCTCCTCCGGTGGTCAGCGCACCGCCGCCCGCGCAACAACAAACGGCTCCGTTTACGCCCTCTAGTGGAATTGTTGCGGGCGGACCGGCACCGGGCGAATACGATACGGAAGTGATCAAAGATGATGATGGGATTATCCTAGAGGGCAGAACCGAGATACCGCAACCCGATCCTTTACCCCCACCGCCCCCTCCACCGGTGGTGGATGTAGTGCAACCGCCAAGTCCGCCGATGACTCCGCCGCCTATGCTGCCACCTGCCCCGGATTTACCTCCACCGGTATACACACCGCCGCCGCCAACTGAGGTAACGGTGCCCACGGAGCCGATGTTTACGCCTCCGCCTATAGCAGACACCCCGGATCTTCCTACGCCGGGAATGTTGTCTGATGCAGTCGTTGATTTTGATATTTCAGACGAAATTACGCCTCAGACGGAAGGCTATGCAACTACTCGTGGAATGAACATTGCCGCCACAGGTGACCCTTTTGGCGATGCGGTAGAGGGCGAGTACCAGATGCCTATCTACAAGCCGCAAGTGTCGGCTGGGGCAATGCCTTTCTTGAGCGTTCGTTACGGTCGCCCGACAACGCCGTCTGACCAACCGCCGCCAAGATCGGATCAGTACTCTACCGGAAGTTTGGGCAGAGCTAATTACGCGGAAGCCTTGGCGAATTGGGAACGGCTGTACGGCCCGGTTGAAGACTATCAAGCGCCTGATACTGATGCGGTTATGGGGGATACTAGCGCCGCCGAGTCTACCGGTAGTGTCAGCGGGGTTCCTTCGGGCACAAACTTTTACCCCGAACCACCGCCGGTCAGGCGTGGTGGAGGCATAGGTGCAGCAACTCTTTATAACGCCAAAAAATTGGCATGGGAACAGCAATACGGCCCCGTCGAGGACTACTACGCGGCGCAAGAAGCCGCGCAAAACAACAACATTAATGTGTATTTAAGTCGTCAGGGCGAAGAAGCAGTAGCGGCCCAATACGGCTATACGGTTGAGCAGCTTAGGTTAGTGAACGAAGATCGAAGAAACCAAGGGTTGCCTCCGCTTGGCGAGCTTATTTCGGGGATTGACGTAAACCCCAGCTTTTAGGAAAAAATTATGGCAAATGGCGATAGACCCCCAGTTTCGTTGATGGACAGAGAGGGCATGGATCTTTCTGAAGAAGAACTGCTTTCTGTAGAAGTCGAGGCGCTTCCTAACGGCCTTGATACCAACGGCGTGATGAGCGTTGAAGGTGTAGAAGTAACCCAAGATGAGGATGGCGGTGTCACCTTTGACTTTGATCCGCTGCGAAATAAAGACCGTGAAGACGATTTTTTCGACAATCTAGCGGAATTTATGTCGGAATCCGAGATGGCGGAAGTAGCCAATGACCTGATGGAGCAATACGACGCCAACAAGGCGTCTAGGCACGATTGGGAAGAGGCTTACTCTAACGGCCTAGAACTACTGGGGTTCAACTACGAAGAGCGCACAGAGCCTTTTAGGGGCGCTACAGGGGTGACACACCCCTTGCTTGCCGAAGCTGCTGTTCAGTTTCAGGCGCAGGCGTTTAATGAGCTATTGCCTGCGGACGGCCCCATACGAACCACGGTCCTTGGATCAACCACGCATGCCAAGTCTGAGCAGGCTACTCGTGTAAAAAACTTCATGAATTACTACATCACCAACGTGATGGAAGAGTACACCCCTGAATTTGATCAAATGCTGTTCAACCTACCTTTGGCGGGCAGTACTTTTAAGAAAGTTTACTTTGACGACACGTTGGGTCGTCCTGTCAGTAAGTTTGTACCGGCAGAACATTTGGTTGTGCCTTATGAAACATCGGACCTTGCAACGTGCCCGTGCATTGCACACGTAGTACGCACGTCGTTAAACGATCTGCGTAAACAGCAGATCGCAGGTTTTTACCGTGACATTCCTGTACTTCCCTCACAGTCAGGAAGCAGCAGTATTTCGGATGAAATCGACCATATTGACGGCGTAAGCGCCTCAAACATCGATTACGACTGCACTTTGTTGGAGTTTCACGCGGATTTAGACCTTCCCGGCTATGAAAACAAAGATGAAGACGGTGAAGAAACAGGCATAAAAGTGCCGTATATCGTCACTATTAGCGAAGAAAACAGCAAGATACTGGCTATTCGACGTAACTATGAGGAAGAAGATCCTCTAACTACAAAGATTCAATACTTCGTTCATTACAAGTTTCTGCCCGGATTTGGGTTTTACGGCCTTGGTTTGATTCACACAATCGGCGGTTTATCGCGAACCGCGACTGCTGCACTGCGTCAATTGATCGATGCGGGTACGCTTTCTAACCTTCCTGCTGGATTCAAGGCTCGCGGCCTGCGGATCAGGGACGATGATTCACCCTTACAGCCGGGTGAATTTAGGGACGTTGACGCGCCCGGAGGGCAGATTAGAGACAGTTTGATGCCGCTGCCGTTCAAAGGCCCAGATGGCACGCTTTTCCAGCTACTAGGCTTTGTAGTGGACGCTGCGCAGCGTTTCGCCACCATCACTGATATGAAAGTGGGTGACGCTAATCCAAACGCGGCTGTCGGCACTACGATAGCTATGATTGAGCAGGGCACTCGTGTAATGAGTGCTGTTCATAAGCGGTTACATTACGCCATGAAGATTGAGTTCAAGATCTTGGCTCCT